ACAGTTGAGGGAAGTGAAAAGATGAACAGATCGAGCTGTCCTGTTCCGACGATGGTCGATGCGGTAGTAGTAACCGTAGCACCAGCAGCTGGAATGGAAACGACGAACTGAGCACCAGCATACTGAGTGGTAGTAGCGGAACCAGTAGAAGAAGACCCAGCAGCATCACGAACAGCACTCTGAGTGAAGACGTTGACAAGCGTACCACCACTTGAGTACCCGTAGGCACCACTGGCTGAGGTTGCGCCGGAAACCGCTCCAGTGACGAAGTAGTTACCAGCCTGGTTAGCAGGGAAGATGATGGTGTTGATCCCCAGAGTAACTCCGGAAAGAGTAGCACCAGACTGCTGGACAGCAGCAGCATAGTTGTTGGCTGTGGTCGCCAAAATGCTACTGAAGTGAACAGCGCCACCCAAGGGTGCACCAGGGTTCTGCAAGCGACGGATCAGAGTGTATGAGTACTCAACCCAAATCTCTCCGATGATCGCAGCCTGAGTGTTGTTAGCCAACACCTGGTAGTTGCCCATGTCGTAGAACTTGGCCGGGGTGGCCGAGGGCGACAACTGGTTGGGCGCATAGTTGATGAAGTAGTTGTTAAGCGCGAGATCACGCTGACTGCCCTTCCCGAAACGCTTGCGGTGATGCTCCATGACATCCAGACAGTACACACCAGTGAAGGGTGCACCAGAGATGGAATGCTCATAGTTCTCAGCAGCAGACATCGAGGGGAAGGAGGGCGCGTCAGGATCGAAGTTGACAGCCTGACACGTCAAGCCAGCAGCCACGTTGCTTCCACTTGCCGTGTACTCCTCAGTGCGGTAGTAGAACCGGAGCACATTGGGGATGTACTCTTCGTAATTGCGCGCGACAGAGGAGAAGATGGGGTGGAGAACGGAGTTGCCAGGGTTGAGGTACAGCTGCAGCAGCGTCTGAAGGGTCGTACCCGTAGACGTGAGATCAGCGATCTTCTCCCTCGCAAGAGGGAAAGTCACGCGCTCAGCGGTAGTATTCTTCCAGACAGAACCAGTGTTGACACCGTCAGTAACGAGGGACATGCCGCGAGGCACTTTCCCGGACTTGTTGTGCATGGCACCAGTAGACTTGCCCTTGCTCTTCTTCTTCTTGTTCTTCTTCTTCTTGGCAGGCGCTCGTGCGACGGCGGGCTTTGCAGCGCGCTTCGCAAGCTTGCGACGCTTATGTGCGGCTTTTTGGGCAGCAGACTTGACCATGTTGAGGTTGAAGGACTGAATGAAGATTCGCTCGAGTTCGTCGTTGTAGTCAGGAGTGGGGGAGGAGATGTGAATTCTTGGACACGAATTCGCAGAGGACTGCTCTGCTGGCGCGCGCCGTCCAGGAAAACACTGGGCCACTTTGCGGTGCTCGTCACACACACGCCCAGTGTACAGTCTCCAAAGAGAAGAGTCAGGTTGATAGTTCTTCCAGGCTTCAGCCATGGGTTCAGAAATGTCCGCCGCCGTGCGATCACGCAGGTAATTCAACAATGAAGTGAACCACTTGCGACACGCTTCGCAGCCGAACGTTTCATTCCTCAAGCCATTCGCCCGAAGCACACTCATCCGAAGTGTCTGCTCCTTATTGTTCACGAGCATATTACTACGCATTCGAACACAATCAATGGTAGGCAAATACATATCATAAGGTAATCCAGGAGGTCGCGTCTTCGAGAAAGTATGTCCAATAAAGGAAGTACTCTCAAAATTCTGCAACTCCTCGGAGCCAAAAGTGTACTGCATACCAATCTCGTGCTGCACAGCGCGGATCTTTGCAGGTGAAATAAAAGGATGAAGGACAGCGTGAATTGCAACATTCACATCGTCTCCACACAAGATAAGTCTGATGAACTTCTTCCAAGATTCATAGTTCTGAAATTCTTTCGGCACGAGCCGTTGGTAGATGACAGCCCAATCTGTGTAGTTCATAAACGTGTTATCAGGGGTCGTACAACCCTGCCCAGAAGGATTCCCTCCGTCACGTCCGAAGACATGACCGTCAGGCATCACAAAGGGCGAGCTAATAAGCTCTTCATACACATTTCTAGAACGAACACGATTCTCGGGTGTCTGCCACTCAGGCGCGAGCATAGAGAAACGGAAAGCCTCAAGAAGCTCCAGCTGAAACCGGCGCTTACGAGAGTCATACTTATCACCATCAGCTTCAATCACAGAATTATCACCAAAACACGACATACGTTCGACAAGCAAGTCAGCACCACCAGCGAATAGGTTGAGACCTACACAGCTAGAGTGCTTTCCTACAGTGTCTACTAGACGCTGGTTCTGATAAAGATAAAGCTGTAAATGGGCCTGGACATGATGAGTATCCATGGAGTTAGTAGTACGCGGAAGTTTTGACACTGGGCGAACCTCCTCCTTCAAAGTAATAGAGCACAGAGAGCGAATGTAGTTGGGAGTCGAAAGAACGTCCCAGTATCGTACATACTCAGTGTTATGGACCGACATCCACAGATCTCCTTTGTAGGGATAAAGCTGGGTCCAAGGAAGACCAGGCGACTTTTTAGGGTTGAGCCACTCAAGCACTTCGTCGTGAGACATCATGCGAGAGCCAGCAAGATGGGGAGCGAACTCCTTTTCGAGCCAATTAAAGGCAACCACATATAGAAGCTTGATCTCCTCGGAAATCGGATCCGGGGGTCGATTATAGCGGAGAGTTGAGCGATAGGAATCCTCAAGCCGTTTAGGTACAACGGCATAACCTCGGTACTTATCAGGCTGTTCACCATTCTGCACAATGAAGTCACACACAGCAGCATCTTCATACTTCGGTTCCTTAGGTTTAAAGAAGCGAGGAATGGTGCCAATGTACGGCATGAATTCACCCATAGGCTCAACGCCCGGGATGAAACACTGTCGACGAAAGTGAGTAGGGTAATCAGCGAGAATTGCAGGGAGGTCCAAAGACTCGCTAAAGGCAGCGGGGAAAGATTCGACGGGAGGAAGGTAGCTGCCTACTGCCCCCCCAACGAGTTTAACGGCTTATTGTTGACCGTCTTGTCCCAGATAAGATTATCTCCATTGCCATCGCCATACGTGAGGTCCTCCGCGTGAGCAGTGACATCAGCGTTGGTCCAGGACTTGAGTTCATGTACCCAACCATCATGGAAACCGAAAAACTGCGGAAACACGTGAACAGAAGCAGAGCCCACACCGTGGTAGCCAATGAAGGCACCATCCACAGTAGAGCAATACACATTGCCACACGCACCAGAGAGAGTCGATCCAGAATAGTCATACGCCGTGATCTTGCGATCGGCGCCCATCTTAGACTCACGCGTCACAAGCCCAATGGTAAGATTGAGCAAGTTCTGCGTGAGCCATCGAAGGACACACTGTTCACCGATCTTGGGCGCACGGTACACACCAGAGTTGTTCTGAAAGCCAACCGGCTTACGAAACCAGCACTGATCAGGCATGGTAGTACTGATGTGAGACTTCACACCGAGCTCATAGCGCTGAGCGCCACAGATCAGAGTGACCTTAACACGACCAGCGACCATGTGACGGGGCACCACAACAGTGTCGTGAGTGATATGAGCACCAGAACGAGACTTGCGTCCCGTACGATCCTCACTCTCAATCTCGACCTTATGGATGTCCTTGATGATCAGATTGCCAGCAACGAGTTGCTCAGCCGCCTTCTTCACAGGATGCTCATGGGAGCACTTCTTGCGCGAGCACTTACCATCCTGAGACCACTCCCAGCAAACCTTCTTAGGGCCAGCCAGATGCGTATACGTACAGGCGTCACCACGAGGGCAGACACCAGAATTGTAGAACGCAAAGCAGTTCTGAGGACGATCAGCCTCGGCCTTAGCCATGGTCTTCTTCCTCTGCTGAGCCTTAACCTTATTACCCACCTTCTTCTCCTGAGAAGGAGTGATGGGAGTGTACGGATTAGGCGTTGCAGGAATGAGGGCCTGGGCCTCACCGCGATTGCGGCGATTAGCAGCAGCAGCCGTAGGTGCATACGTCATAGAGAAACCAGAACCGACCTCACGGGCGATCAGATCCCTCTCAATAGCAGCATCATCTGCGGCGTCGAGTTCACGATTGAGCTCCTTCTGTTCACGGTAAGCAGCAAACTGCTCCTCCTTGTTCAGTCGATCGAACTCAGCGCGTTCAGCCTCCTCAGCCTCATCACGCTCACGTTCGAGTCGCTCACGCTCCTCCTGGTCCTTCTTGTAATTAGCATCCTGCTGCTTCTGATACGGCGCGTGCGCGGCCCGCTGGGCCTTAGCATTCACCTTCTTCTTCTCCTTGTTACCCTTACCTCCCTCAGCAAAAGCCGGGGGAATGGGGGCAG